AAATGGGTCACTACAACATTCATAGCCTCCACTTGTTGCTGCTACTGTAAACGAACCTATCTGAACTGCAGTTGTGGAACCTACAGTTGAATTAGAAGCCTGACAACCGTATAAAGTTATCGTTGCAGTCTGGTCACTTGCGTTGTTTACATGAATTGTTTGAACGGCTTTTCCACTAGCGTTAAATAAAAAATCATGATTGTCTGTATCGTCAGCCGTAAAACTCGTTTCTAAATAGAAAGGAATGGATGCAGTATGTATATTCAGACTGTTATGTACTCTTTGTAATGTCATTTGGCTCCTTCAAAATATAATTTACCAGTTGAAGACTCATTCCTCTTCTTCCAATATTCTTTCATCTCACGGATGATTTTACCAATTTCTTTTTTTTCCTCTGCTGTAGGTTTTCTCTTATGTTCTTTTGCTCTCATATCTAAAAGCCATTTTTCATAAGCGTTACCTGCTAAGTCTTCTATCTCTGCTTTACTATGAGTGTCATCTCCGAGCACTCTTAGTTCAAAGAGTTTACCGGTCACAGGGTCCTTGACTTTGAAATGATAAACCTTTGCACCTGTGTCTCCACCTAAGTCTACGACACGAGTTACAACTGAACCCGGTGGGGTCCAAAGTCCATCTATGTTTCCGTTATAATCTGTAACCATAATTTATGAAAGTGGGAGAACCGAAAGGAAACAATCCTCCCACTCATGCAATTAGATGTTAATCTAAATTCATCAAGAATACAGTGTGGTATTCATTGTCAACACCAGCTTTACCTTGCAGTCTAGCAATTGCTGGAGTTGTATCTGCTCCATCTGCTAATAATTGTCCTGCGTGGTTTGAACTAGCACCAACTAAAGTACCAACTGCAGGTGTTCCGTCAATTTTTGCAACTGACATTCCTGCTGTCTGTACCCATCCGTAACTGCTTGCAGTCAAATCTCTGACTGTGACACCAACAAATCTTCCTGCAACTGCTGCAGGAGCAACTACGATGTCCTTGTAAGGACTCTTAATTAAACCTGCTTTGTCTGTTCCAGCAACGATTGNTTCTTCAAAACCATCTTCTTCGTCAATAGTAATTACACCATTACCTGAAGAATCTATCGCTGGATGCGATTTAATTTTGTAAAAGTAAGCGTTTGATGGGCTTTCTAAGTTGAAGAATAAATATCCTTCTTTGTAAAGGTTTTCTGCTGCTGCAGTTCCACCAAGTGTAACTGTAACTGTAGTTCCACCTGCTGAAGCACCTGTAGCCACTACTAGGTCTTCATCGTGGTTTCCCACTACTGCTTCTGAAGCTACCAATAAACCTTCTTCAATGTTTGAGCCACCAGCTTCAACATACTTGTATCTTCTACCATCAACAAAAGTCATAGTAGTTCCTAAAGGATGTCTTTGGTCTGTTGTCTCATCTTTTTCCCAGCCGTATTTACCGGCTATAGTATTTGGAAATGACATTATATTATCTCCTTATTTTCTTCGGGTTTCTTATACACCCCGTCACCAACCGATGTTTGTTTATTTGAAGAAGAGACAGGAACTCGGTCAATGTTTACATTCACTGNCTCTTCTTTTTTATTTTCTGTATTACAGTTTNCGTTTGCAGGTCCACAAGGATGTGTATTGCATTCACAATCTGGAGAAGGTGGATAAGAGTACGCCCCTTTACGAGCCATCTTAAGTAAGTAGTCAGGTGTCCCCGGTACATTCTTAATCACTGTGCCTTTCTTAAAACCTATTTCTCCAGTCACAGTCTTTTTATCGATGTGCCAGTATAGAGTTGTTTTTTCTTGCCAGTTATCAATCATGTCCCAAGCATAGCCCGAAGCTACTAACTCTTGTCTCTTTTCTTGACGTTCTCTAGTATCCATCTATTCTCCTATTTCTATGAAGTTGCTGGNGCTGAAGCATCAAATGTCAAAGGTGCACCCTTTGTATCGTCAATTTCAAACACACCATAGTCTGCTGTAATTATTATTTCAGTTGCTCTCATTGAAGCATCTCTTTGTCTTTCAGTTCTAGTGTCTACTGATTTAAGTACACCTAGTGCTGATTTATCTGCAATAACTCCAACTGCATCATCACCTGAATCTCTTGACAAGTTACCATCTTCAAAAATTGGAACACCGTTAAGTGGTCTTATGTTTGAGAAGAAGTTTTGTAACAAGTCAGTTGCAAATCCATCCGGAATACCGGCTGCTGCACCTGTTGCTGTTACTGCTGTGTTNGCAATGTCAAAGGTTGCAAAAGGGTGTTGCAAGATCGGATAAATCTGCGAACCAAACTTTTGTCCTTTAGCATTTGCGATTGCACCTGCTACGTTTGCAAGACTCATCGCTGTGTTTGTAGCACCAAATGTAGTACCACCGTTTAGTCCTGAGTACAATGCGTGGACATCAGTGTCCTTTTTTCTTGCCATTGCATCACCAAGCTGTCTACCTACAATTGAAAAAATGTTGTTTGCAGATTGCCTGATTAATTTATCTGTTAAAACTACTTTTGCTCCGACTTCTGAAGCAGTAAGGTCTACAGTTGTCATTCCGATTTCTTCGTCATCAACAATGTCGAATCCGTCTTGTAAATCAGAAATAGTCATTTGACCTACTTTTGGCACAGTTACCTGTTTAGCCCCTTTTGGCAAATTCATTTGCTCAATCAAAGCCATAGCAGGAGCATTGTGCTCTTCAGTAAACCTAGCAGCAGTAATTATTATGTTCTGGGCATTTTCTAAATTCCCAGTAGTTGCTGTGGTTGGCATAGTTGTTTATCTCCTATATGTCACCGGAAGCTACTCTTCTTGCATATTCAAGGACCTTTGGGTCATTGTCGCCTTGCAAGTAGCGTTCCATTAAAGTTTTCTCATTTAATGGTGCTGCAGGCGAAGGCTGTCCTGACTGAAGTTCCTGCGAAGGTCCCGAACTCGGTACCTTGCTCTGCTGAGTTTCTAAAACTCGCTGTTGCTGGACTGTTAAGTCAGCGATACTTTCAGCCATTGACTGCATTGCATTTGGGTCGACAGTTGACATTAACACATCATAAGCTGTGCTCTTGCCTACTTTCTGTTCGGGCTTAATACCCTTTTCCAAAAGCAATTGCCTTGCCGTTGCTACCTTTGCAGTATGTTCTGATGATTGGGATAATTGCTGCTGTTGTGCAAGCAGTCTTTCTTTCTCCTGCTGTATCTGAAGCATTTGCCTCTCTTGTGATGCAGCTTGTGTAGAAAGTTGTTGTGCCTGCTCAGGAGCATATCCTTGCATCTCATACTGCTGTTGAACTTCTCTTCTCTTAGCTTCTATCGTTGCTTCTGATTGACTCAGTTGCAACTGTGCCTGCAAGTCTTGTTGGGACTTTTGCAAGTCTGCTATTTGTTTATCGTAAGATGATTGTGCTTTCCTCCATTCATCTTGCGAATAAGAACGAGAGTCTTCAACACTCGTTGTTGGCTCAACGCTTTGAGGTAGTTCTGCACCNGCTGATTCGGGCTCTGAAGTTCCTGTAGGTTCTGCTTGCTCTGCTCCATTTTGTATCAATCCTTGTTGCTGTAGTTGTTCGTTCACAGCAGGGTCAGTATTGTCTACAATTCCTGAAGTAGATTCAGCAAGCTCAGAAAGTTCTGGCTGCGAGTCAGGAGATGTTGAATTCTCAGGTTGTTTGTCTGTTACCATTACAACTCCTAAAATATTTAATTTTAGTTACATTGTATACTAATTTTTATTTTTTTCTATAATGTTTCCAATTGCAAAATCTAATTCCTCTTGCCATTTAATTGGAGAGTCCTTTTCAATTTCCTGCATATAGTAATCTCTAGCAGCCCAAGTATCTATTATTTTTTGTGCTAAATTAGGGTCATGTTTTTTCAGTGCTAACATAATTGAATTAGGAATATGATAGTCCATAACATTAGAATTTGCAGCAACATATCTTGCTTGGTCTTCTGTCCAATTGTAAGTTTCTACTAATTTATCGTATTCATCCCAATTTACAATTGAACTTCTACCACCATCTGCACTTGGTAAATATATTTCTTGGTTAAAAGTAGACCAGTGTTGACTTAAAGCCTGCAATTGTTCTGGAGTTCCACCATAATAATTTAGTCCTTCATCTCTATCATTTTCAT